GAGGATAGCTTAGAGCCTTTAGCCGCGATGAATGTCTCACAGACAAACTTAAATAGGTCAACCAAGGGCTGAGGACCACTAGCACGACCACCGAACGTCTTTAACTTAGCCCCTGCTGGTCGTACCTTAGTTACGTCCCATTTAGGTACTTCTCCGGCATATAGTAAGCTGATTAGCTGACGTAAGGCCTTAGCCCATCCTTCCTTAGAATCTCTGACGACGATAGTTGTCTCAGAGTCAAACATTTGTGCTGGGATGTCGGGTAGCTTCGAGATGTATTGGCGCTCGACGCTGAAGCCAACACCAGTACCACACAACAGAATGAACATAGCCTCATCGAAGCATTTGGGGTCCTCAATCGGTAAGTAGCTACAGTTATAGGCACAGGTATTATCCCTCTCCATTGCGACACCGGCGGTCATCATTGCCCTCATCGATGGCATGACCTCTAGGTCTCTTATTGCTTCAGTCAGTAGGTTATAAGTTGCCTCATCCACCTTGTCTCCGACCACGTTGTCCATATATCTATCGACGGTCTCTTCCCACGTTTCTCTCCGGCCTTGCTCCGGTAACCATCGGGCGTATCGGCTCATGGCTATATATCTTTGGTACCCTGTCATTTCTGTCACTGTGTTGCTCCTCAAGATGTAATTAAGTTAATAGTTGTGCTGTTACTGTTAAAACGGGACCTCAGAAAACGGATCGAGCTCAGAGGTCGGTGGTGGTTCTTGGAGATCGTGGTGGTTCATTCGACCGGTGGTAACGTCGTACTGAATATGACCACATGGGCCTACATCACCCACTAGCCTTGATTTCAACACCCTGATTTGCGCTATATCTCCCTCGGTCTCAGACTGCTGGTCTCGCTCCAGTCCAATTACGATGTCTGATAGCTGTTCCAGACTTGCGGAGCCTCTTAGGCTATTTAAAGACAGTTTCTGCCCATCGTTATAGGACTTCTCTGTATTGCCTCGACTTACATGGCTGACAGCGATAACGCCGCAACCGATGTTTTCTACCAGGCTACGTAGTTTCACCATGAGCTCGTCCAGGGCGATCCGTTCCTTATCAGACCCTGCGACGACCATAGAAACATGGTCCAAGACTATAAAATCACAGCCCAGGCCAACGCCCAGGTAGCGAACTTTAGATAGGATGTTGTCAATCTCAGTGGCACCGAAGTGATCATAAAAAGCTGAAGGAACAACTACCTTTTCATAAGAAGACTGCCATTCGGATTCACTTATTAAAGTAGAATCTTCTAAAAGGTCTGCGTAAGGCACCGAGTTATCAATAGCAACAAGAGCCTTCGCAGTCTTGTTAACTGACTCCTCTAACATGAGATAACCAACCCGCTGTCCATGGGCCACGGTTAGGTGGTACCCCAGTTCTCGCGTGAAGGTCGATTTCCCGATACCACTACCGGCACAGACTAGAATTAACTCGCCTTTACGTAGCCCTCGGATCTTTGTATTGAGGCCGAGAAACGGTACCGAGAGTCCCCTGGGGACTGATTGCTTGATGTCATCCAGTAGTAGCTCTGAACCAAGAACGATACCCTCTGGACTATAGGGTTTAGCGTCATAGACTGCTGTTTTAAGCTCCGCAATCCTGCCCGCAACCAACATTTCATTGGCATCCTTTAAAGGCAAAGTAGCAATCTTCGCCTTTTTGGGTGATAGAAGTGCGGCACATGCGAGAGCACACTCCCTTCCGTCAGAGTCGCTATCTAGCATAAACACGACTTCCAAAAAGCTCTCGCAAAATTCGAGCGCCCGCTTGATTGCCTTGGGGCCACCCGCGGCACCATTGGGTAGGCTCACTACTTGCCAACCTGGTGCTACGGTTGCGTAGCTAAGGGCATCAATTTCACCTTCCACAATTACCAGGCGCTTTCCGCCAGGGGCGCATTTATGCTGAAACACCAGGCCACCCTTATTGAGGTCACCAAGCACACGGAAATCCTTATTTGGTAACCGTATCTTCTGGGCTACCAAGCGGCCCTTGTCGTCGTGGATAGGGGCTATATGACAAGCCTGGCCCTGGTACTGCCCCACTTGGTAGTCCAAGGTCGCGCACGTTGTGGCTGAGATACACCGCTTACGCAGATCGACATATTCTCCTAACAGAAAGTTTGTGAAAGGGTTAGGCATGGGTTCGCGGTGGGTGGGTTTACCCTGGGCTTGATCTCCATGCTTATGAGCGTGACAAACGAAACAAAATTCGTGACCGTCGCTATAGAGAGAATTACCGTCTGACGATAAGCAATCAGGATTTGTGCAGGGAATATGTTCAATGAATTCGGACTCAGTTATGTGTTCCATAGGGCCTCCATTTAGGCGGTTAGTCTTTTGGTTGATAGATAGTTACTGGATATCGTACTTATTGCTTTTCCTACTGTTTAAGACTGCGGGTATTATCTGTAGATTACCTTCAACATGGAGACCGGATACCAGTTTCCCTTGCATCGGGTAGACGTGATCGACAACAAATTCAATGCCCAGAAGTTTTGTTAGAGCTGTAGATTGGTTGTAGATATAATCAATACTTTCCTTACATCCCCAAGCTACGGTACGCTCTAGTTTGGCCGCTCTCCGCTTGGCGCTGATGGCATTTCTGGCACCTGGGTTATTGTATGACCAGTTCCTGGCGTTGGCTCGGCTACGCTCTCGGTTATTAGCTGACCAGTTCTTGGCCCTGGCACTTTCGACATCCTTGTGGGCTAAGTAACGTGCCTTTCGCCTCACCCTCTCACAGGGTATACACCTAGGATTCAGGCCATCCCTTCGGTTCCTGTCATTATGGAATTCAGTTAATGGTTTTTCGGCTTTGCATTTAGAGCATTTTTTAACATCCATGGACCCTCCCTGGGCTACGTAAGCCCCAGGAAGTCCCAGGTGCGGTTAGTTAATTAGAGGGGTTGTGTGGAGCTCAAGTCCCTCAGACGCATACTCTTCTTGACGCCAGATCGCAAACGCTGAGATCGGCGGTATAACTAGCTCGCCCTCCTCCTTCAAAAGACGACAGAACTCAAGATAGTCAGCAGTAAGATCGTTGATCTCTTTAGTGGCGACGGTTTCAACAGCTTTATGTTTCTGTCCCCACTTCACTATTTGTCACCTCGTTTCTTGCGGGCGTCTTTGATCAACTGATCTAGCTGTTCGTCGGTGATATCCCCCGCTTCACCTGGTAGTGAAGCAGTATGATTGACCCATGATCCGAGTTTGACGGTGATACCGCCGATGATGACTATGGTTAGACCCAGGAACACTAAAATTACAGCTAACCAGTTCCGCAGGGTATCGGAGATCTTAGTGATCATTGGACCACCGCCTGGGCCGAATACCTTGCATAGCGTTGGCCCGTCAGATCTTTCTTGAACGACGTGGTGATTTTCATTCCGGCCTTACGTAGCCGGCAAATGTTTGAGGTAATAGATCGGACCTTATATAAGGTAGCCGCCTCAACTGCGGTGATAGTGCCTAGAACTTTAAAGTGGTTAAACAGGGCTAGGTCTTGGGGTAGTAATTGTTGGATATTCATGCGGTAATTCCTCGATATTTTTGGTTAAGCTAATTGGTTTATGGTCGCCATCAGCACTATTAAGGCACCGCCGAGTACGATTACTCTGGCGGCGATAATGTGTTTAGGGGCCTTTGGTGTACTGCTAGGTGGCATTCTCGTGAACCTCGTAGAGATAAATATGAGACCCTGGAGCCTCTTTAGTTAAGGGGTCGCAATATCGCTTGTATGCATACAACGAAACCACCTGGACATCATCCGTATAGAAACGCCCCGACTTCGTTAGAATGTCCAAAATCCCCTTTACATAGTTGTCCACGTCCCCTCGCGGGTGCGTTAACTTTCCTGTTTTGGGTTTGGTACAGACTATCTCGATCAGAACAGCACATGGTCCGGTGATAGGTGGGTGTTCGTCGTAGGCGTTTGCGTAAGGTTGCGATGTTTGTCGGAAGACGGTATATGGCTTCCCGAAGTAGGTGCCGTATTTTGTTACTCTGGGTCTGCTTGCGGGTACCGGATTGGTCGGTAAGTAGAAATATCTGAGATCATCAGACTTAGTCTTCATTTCAGTAACCATCTCCACAACTAGGTGTTGTACAGATTTCGTCATAGTGTTTAGAGGTCGTCGATATCAATTAGTGAGCCTGTAGACGCCTCAGCAACCTCCTCAGCATCAGTGGAAACAAAACCTTCGTCATCTCCGAATACAGACGCCGCAGTAGAGGGTCCGCCAGATCCTGTATTGTTCTTACTGATTAGCTTTACAAACTCAAGGTATAGACTCACGCCCTTTTGAGCGCCGCTGTAAGCCTTCGCCGCTCCACCGACCCGAATGGTGTCACCACCCATAATAATAATATTAGAAGGAAGCGGCCCATTTTTAGCATCGACCTGAGTAGGCTTGCGGGTAGATTTCATGTTCATATACACCATACCGGCGTACTGTTCTTTACCGCTTGCATCACCATCTTTTAATGGGTTGTGGAAGCCGGCGGGTATCTTTTGACCAAACTCGCGTTCGGCGGCGTCTTTAATAGTGGCCTTAAGCTCACCCACGACTGGGTCATCTTTTTGAAAAGCGATAGTTACTTTATACTTACCATCGCTGAACTCAGAGCCTTCGTCCGGCTTATTTAACCAGGCATAAAATGCAGTGCCGGCGGAGGTAACAAAATTAACATAGGCTGATTTTTTGGTAGACATAGGGGTATCCTCGATTGTCTTTGGTTTTGGTTTTGGTTGGGGGTGTTGCTACAAAAAGGTATGTAGTTGGATCGACCAGTACAGCGCATAGGCTATAAAGGCGATCATTAACAGGGGGAGATCTCTATCGCCCTGGGGCCTCTTCATGACTTGATGAACTCTATGGAGCCATCAGGTCTGATTAGGTAGGTTCCTGTTTGGGGTTTGGTGAGTGAGGCTACATATGCCTCTGTGGTGCTTACGCCAGACATAATGTCTATCTGTTCATTTGCCTGGTCTATGGCCTTACCGATATTGTCCTGAATGTTCATGGTGTTAATCCTTTATGGTTGCTGAGTGAAGAGTCAGAGACATACTTAGAGGTATACAAAGGGGTCTCTCTCTAAGGGGGGGCTTTACGTGAAGCACTTCCTTAAGAGACAGCCATGACGGGGCTTATAGGCGGATGGCCTATCTTGATATGTAAGGGTTGAACGGGTGTCTCTCTAAAGGGGGGCTTTACGTGGAGCACAAACAAAAACCCCCGAAGAACGGGGGCTGTGGGTTAAAAGTCGGTAGGTAGTGGGCCTTGATGATGCCGCCATCGTGTATCGATGGGTTTGACGTTTCTTATCTTACGGAGCACATCCTCATCGTCATCCTCTTGTATAGCGTCGAGCTCCATTGCGCGCCTTAGTTCATCTATCACACCCCCTCCCCCAGATCCAGTAACTGCTCATCTAGTTGTGCGAGGTAATCGTGATCATTCTGTTTTTCACTCTTATCAGGATCGTCAGTAAAACCAAAAATACGATCCCAGTTAGTATCAAATTTGTGCTGATCTACTGATCGCTGTCTAGAACCCTTTCCTGCTTGGTTATCATTCTTCATAGTCTTTACTTCCCTTTGGTCATTAATACTTGTTGATTTGTATTGTACAGTAACTCTATTACATTACAACTACTACTCTAACCGCTTCACAAAACGATCTACCTCGTTATACCAATCGACAGCTAATTGGAGCTCCACCGACTCTTTTCTGTAACAACCCCTTAAATACCTGGCATTTAGAGCCTTATAACGCCTAGTAAGATTCTTTGTAGCTTTTAACTTGAGAGCTAAGAGCTCACCTTTTGTCGCGCCTTCTAATACACTATTATTCATTTACTACTCCAATTAGTCTATAAGTTACTGTATTTACGAAAAGAAATATTCTGCATTAAGGATCTCGTTAATATCGTAGTCACCTAAACGGGGTGGCATCGGTAGTTTAATATTAGTATTAGCCTGTAGCTGTCTGTGTAGATCAGCCATAACATCCTTACCGAAAATATCCAAAGCTACCTCTCTAAGTGCAACATTGAGCTCCTCAGCATTACCGGCATGCATACCATACGAATCGTGGATCATCGCAAAACTCTCATGGCCCTTTTTAGCCAACTTCGTCACGGTCATCTGTAACATTGCCGCATCAAAGGAATGAATTATATTGGGACTAGACCCATTAGCAGTTCTCATAGGTATAAGTCCAAGATCCTTATCTTCCTTTTCTAGGCGAATCTCACCGAAAACGGTTTGTACTCGTCGATCATTCGTCTGCCAGTAAGCCTGGGTAACTTTTAAGCCATTCGGTGTTACCCACTGCATAGGTAGGTTAGCTTCACATAGTGCGACGGACACTGCTTGAAAGTAATCCATAATCTCCACCGCCTTACCGTTGACAGAGCGCATCGCTTCCAAAATCACTAGTGTAAGTACCTTACTGACATCGACAGCCGTTCCCGACGTGAAACCGTTACAATGTTTATTATTGAGTAACTGATCCTCGATCCCCTTTCTAGTAACACCATAACAAGTGGTCATTACAGGCTGTTTAACAACGTCTCTCGCCTTCCTTGCATCATCCTTGAGTAAGGCATACCACTCGGCGGAAATAGCACAGGAGGAGGCGTTAGTGCCTAGGATGCCTATTACTATAGTAGCGACCTCGGAATAGAGATCCTGGCGGTCATTATTCGCTGTACAGTTGGTAGCCATAGCGCCTTTAAGGTCACGACCTATCATCGACAAAATTTGCTGACCATTAATCGTACCGTCCCATGCAGTGGCGATATAACTGACAAACTGCGAAGGGTCGTCCAGTTGAGTTGCCTCAGCGAGCTCCTTCGCTACCGCTAAAAAGTTAAACGGCTCCTCGGCTTCCATCCAGGCTCTTTGAGTTAACGGGTTACTGGATGTTTCAGACATCATTAAAAGGTTGTCCGTCGCCCACTGCTCCCTCACATCTAGCGATTCCTTATCCATACCGTAAGTATTTGCGGCGTGAATTTTAAGTCGTCTCAGACCGGTATCACCAAGGGCCATGCCATTTGCAAACAAGAGTAGGGCCTTTGATACCTTGTCGCCTTGTGGGGTAAGTTCACTTGGTACAGGATATAAACGGCCTCTCCAGTCCGCAAAATGTGGGTAGAAAAATTCAGCATGGGGCGATAGTTTATGGGCGATCATTAACTTACGGGTGAAAGCCGAATGCTGGCCACGCTCACTGGCAATAGTCCCTTCAGTTTCTTTGAGCTTGGCCTTAAACGAGATCTTATCTTCTTTAGATAGCTCCGCAAACGCCTCTTTAGAAATACGATCTGGAAGTGCTCTACGACAGGCATACCCTACCCCTTTGACCTCAGCACCCGTCCCATACACCATCTCTAGTACAGCCAGTATAAAAGGATTAATTTTCCATGCAGTATTTTGAATGGTATTAACAGAGTCTAATAAGTCCTGGGAGGCTGATTGCGGTACACCAGAAGTATGAGCATGTATTCCCCTGCTGAAGAAGGGTGTTTGGATAAAGTGATACCCACCTTCAATATGATTCCCTTCGTAACGATACGGAACCGGCTTTATAAGAGTAGGTAGTAAAAATGGTCGCTGAACTTCTGCAAACTCTTCAGTATCTGAGTACATTTTCCAGGCTGACTCGGTCAAGCCAACAGTCCGTAGTGTTTTACCCTTTTGCGTGTGTTGGTTAAAATTAAAGATGTCAGGGCTCGCCAGGCACACTACGCTAATTACCTTTGCTCCGACATTCATCAGGTCTTCTTCGCTCCAGACGATATCAACATAGTTATCAAATTTCTTTTCCCATCGTGCTAATTTGTTCCTATTAATGTGCCCTTTGTTTTGTGCTATTAGCATTTGGGCGGGTGATTGTCGGAAGGGTTTACCTTTTTTGTCGAGCTTACCCTTATTTTCTTCTTTTGATTGCACCTTCCAGTTCTCGTACTTCACCTGAGTTCTGAGTGCCTCAGCTACCTCACGGCACAATATTGTATAGCCATTTTCGTAGCGATTCGGTAATCCGCAATAACTTAGTATTTTGTTTACAGCAATAATCGATGCCTGTTCAGCGGTAACTAGCGGTAAAATATAAAGCCATGACTGAGTTTTATGGCCCGCAGTAGAGTTCATCATTTGGTCCACCTCTTCATAAGCGGTGCTCATCCCTTCGATAGTATTATGAATAACAGACTTTAGTAATCTCATTCCGCCCGTAGTTTCATCTAATGTTTTGTCTTCCATCAATTCCTTATACTTACGAGCCCCCTCCTCTACCTGGTGGTTCTCCCAGAGTATCTCTTTAGATATCATCTCGGATGGGGACATGTATGCCTGAATCAGTAGATCTTCATTGATTGTATTTTTCAAAATGGGCCTTCCTGTGTAGTGTGATTGTTGATAGCGGAAAGGAAGATACAGTAAGTACTGTACGTAAGCAACAGTTTTTATATATAAATAAACTTGTCTTAGCATCAAATTTGATTGAAGGTAAAATTTACTGATGGTACAGTGGATACTTAATGCACTTATAAATAACTAAACTAACGGCACTCGGGGCCACTAAAAAAAATAAGAAGAGGTATAAAATGGAACAGAGGATGGAGACGTATTATTACGAGGCTGTGTCGGCGTCAGGGTTTTTAACTTCCCAGATGATTTGGTGGTTTTCTGATGCTGGAGGACTTAATGAACAATTCTAAAGTAAGATCGATAGGAGTTAGAGCTTTAGCAAAACATGGAGCGGACGGGCTTACTTTGACACAACTAGCCCAGGCTGAAAAGGAAGGGCTTTGGGGATTGGGACTTACAACTGTCGTAGCCAAGACTGTAGGATCATCGGTGCTATATCTACCCACAGTCTTCGCTACGAGAGTTACACAATCAGATATTGCAGAGGTTGTGACTACAGTTAATGCGGTTGTTATAAGGACTCAATTGCCGTTGGCATTTTAAACGGTTGTACTGACTCAACAATTTGTTTCATTAAATGTATATTGTATCCTTTAAAGTACAATTTACCGGTCATAGCATCACCCTTGCTTTCCTCGTGCCCTACAAGCCAAGCAATATGCTGTTCGGTCCACCTGTCTTCGGTATTTCCCGCCCAGGTGATAAAGGTGACACGCAAGCTGTGAAAGGCTAATGATCTATCATCAACTAGGCTACGTTTAGCTCTACCAAATCGCTTTGAGTAATCAGAGGCTATACCCATTTCAACCCACCTTGGATGGGCCTCAGTAACCGCCTCAACAAGTCTATCGGGTATCGGTACCAACCGTATGCCCGCAACAGTTTTGGCGTCAAACACGCTTAAACAGGTTATTCCGTCATGTATCTCTATGTTGCTGTTCCATAGCTCACCCAGGCGAACACCCGTTGATCTAGCGAGGTTTGCTATAAGGCCATCGTACCGGTGCTTACGGTATGTGCGACCCATCAACTTGCTGATAATATCTCGTAGCAGATCGTCCTCCATGAATTTATAGTGAACAGTATCACTCTTACCGAGTTTATGATCTGCGAAAGGGTTTCGTATTTGATCGTTTATGAGCTCCCTATCCTGAGCGTAAAGAAATATCCCTTTTAAACATGATAGATATGTATTTTTAGTAGCGTTGGATCTGTCAAACTTATCCAGCCACCTCAGTACCTCGCCTTTTTTGATTGTTTCTAGTGGCCTATCCTCAGCGTTTCCTAAAAACACATCAACGGCTAACGGGTATTTGTCTAGATGTAATTGACTAACCTTGCCTTTTTTGTGGGGAACAATTGCCGCCAGACCATCACGTAGGGAATAGAGAAACTCAGACGGAGGCTCTATATTGTTTTTGGCTTTTTGCCAAGCCCAGAAATCTGCCTGGTTCTTTTGTGTAAGGCCGCTCAGAAGATCCATATCCTCTTGGCGTCGATTCGGAGCCGCCTCTTGTTGTATATCGTCGTAGCGAGCTTCTGCTAGTGCATCGACTACGGTGTCACTCAAATCCAAAACACTATCAGTTAACTCTCGACTTTTAAGATCGGTAAGTTTATGAGTGAAAATCTCCCGACCGCTTTTTGTTGTATGTAGTGCCGCCCACTGTTCAAGAATAACATCCCGCTTACGAACGGCTATACCAAGATCAGTTGTATTTAGGTTTATGGCATACATCTTACTTCCCAGGACAGAATGCAATTTTTTTGGTGGTCTACGCTGAAACCAGTAGACATTATGTCGGAGTTTTAAGTAAGATACGCGCATTCTGAAACCTCTTAGGATTTAGGGTAATTGTAGACAGCTTTGTATACAGTGTAAAGAGCTTGAAATAGCCGTATAGCCAGGGTTTTCGTCTGTTTGAGGGGATTAAATTTACCTCCCTCATCCCCGACCAACCTTCCAAGGGTAGTATATATAGGGCCTTCAGCGCCATCACTATATTTTTTGTAGACAGCTTTGTAGACAGCTTAAAATCGCTTTGTATACAGTCATTTCTTAAACAAATCTAACATGTCTATTTTCTCAGTTCCCCACACCGCTTTATAGGTATGTGGATCATAAAACTGCATCAGCTTCTGAGCAAATAACGCCTTATCAACACCTAATGTTTCCGCCAATACCTCATAACAATCTGGTGGACATCTAGCACTGCCCGCCTCTATCTGACTTATCATGGTGTAATACTTAAAATTCAACGCTATGCTTACATCACGCTGTGTTAATCCGGCATGATTCCGCAATGCTTTAATGAACGTACCCCCATCTTTTCTAAGGGCGTTGTGTTCTGGTGACCTAGTACCTTGCTTATGCATAACTTGCTCCTTGTGCGTATACCCTTCATTATGTTACTAGTAAAGTAACTATTATACAAGTTATGCAAAAAAACCCTCACCGATAAGAGTGAGGGCTAAAATTACAAAAGAATTTTTATGAACGGTAGTATCACGTCGAGATTATCACCAAAAGCTGAAATAACTTGAAGCATGACGATCATCTTTAGTACCTTGTTGTTTTTACCAAGCATCGCATGGGTCTTCTCGGAGATGTCGCGAAGTTGATACTGAACTTCCATTTTGTCCTTAAAAGAGTAGCTATTCTGCTTCTCTATCTTTTGGATTAAGTCGATATATTGCTGACTCATTAGTAGATCACCTCCTTATTTTTGTTACGGAGTGTGATGGTGTTTAAGGTGACACCAACACCATTAAGGTTACTTACCGAAGGTTTTTATTGAGCGAAGACCAAAGGTAGCCGCGACGCATCCCATGAAACACCACTGATACCATTCCGGTAGATCGGACATGGCCGTAAATGCCGATTTAACCTGGGACACCATCGCAGGATCACCCCACACAGACGCATAGAAAATCACGATCAGTGGGGCGGTAAGTACAATAGTAAGGTACTCATCTTGGATGCTACCGCTCATCCCCTCAGCCGACTTAACATCAGCCTCTCGCTCTCCCCTTAATATTTGTACTTCCTTTTGTGATTTAGCCTCACTCTTTTCGCGACGATTAGATAACCAGGTAGAGCCGAGAGTAGTGAAGGCATTAATTAGTAATTTATACATGTGTGCCCCTAGATTTCATTAGATTGCATTATCTTCGACAGAGTTATGGCTCTAGTTCCGACCTGTCTCGCCCACTTTGAATCGAGCATCTCTAGCGCGGCGACCTCATAGTCCTGGTCTTCTAATGCTTCGTGCATCTTGCGGAAACTACGTAGCCGTGTCGCCCCTAGGTTAACCATCATGTCTATCATCACGGCCTTACGTTCGCCTGAGAGCTCGTAGTAATAGTCATAACCTTTGTGAAGGTACTCTTCTGCCTGATCTACGTCCTGCTCTAGTAAATAGGTTGCTTCTGATTCGGTGAGACCTCTACTTTCTAGATTACGACCATAACCAATAGTTACGATTCCCAGACTATCTGTATAAGGGTACTGGCGATAACCCTCATGCAGTTTTAAAAGTTTAAGAGCTTGGAATAGGTATGTCATTGAAATCCTTTAGGGGCCGAAACCCCTATCGTTAGACGACAGCCTGTGCCGTTAGTTGAGTTGTTAGCTTAAAACTAGTCAGACACCCCAAGGTAGTCCCGACGTTAATTGCGACTCAGCCTGTATTGCCTGAGAGGCCTCAACTAGTCGGTCCGTACCTTCCTTATTAGACTCTGCCATCAGCCACTCTTGAATAGAGGCTTTTGTAACAGACTCGAACGGAATAAAGGTCCCTGTGGGGGGACCTAGTTCTATTCTGAGTTGCTTGTTAAGTAGCGGACTACCATCGTGCAGATACATCTCTATATCTAACATTTTGATAGTACCGTCTGGATCTCTAAACATGTCTATGATGTTGTATCTTATATCCATAAATTAATCCTTAAAGTGGAACCTGTAACCACACCTGACAAGCCTTGCTCAATCCAGACGTCGAGTCGTTAACGGTGAAGTTCACCCGTTTCATGGTGTTACTTATAGAGGTAAACGACTTACCTGTTATGCTAAAGGTACTGCCACTAGCAGTGACATATACATTTGAGGAGGATAATGCATAAAAATTACCAGTAGGCGTGACTGTTACAGTGGACGATACAGCCGATCCGCTTGATGGCGTAACAGTTACAGTTGAAGATCTGCTTGTCGGGCTTCCTGTATTATCGTAGGTACTTGAGTAGGAAATACTGCCGAAAGTCCCTCCAGTCAGACTATATGTAGTTGCTGAACTCCCTGCCGGACCTGCCGGACCTGCCGGACCTGCCGGACCTTGGGGGCCAGTAGCTCCAGTAGCTCCAGTAGCTCCATTAGATCCAGAAGTACCTGTAAGGCCTTGATTACCTGTGTCGCCTTTGGGGCCTATACCACCGGTAATACCTTGTAGGCCTCTCGGGCCAGTTCCACCGGCAATACCTTGTAGGCCTCGTGGACCTGTGGTACCAGTAGGGCCTGTAGGGCCTGTAAGGCCTTGATTACCTGTGTCGCCTTTGGGGCCTATACCACCGGTAATACCTTGTAGGCCTCTCGGGCCAGTTCCACCGGCAATACCTTGTAGGCCTCGTGGACCTGTGGTACCTGTAGGGCCTGTAGGGCCTGTAGGGCCTGTTGGACCTGTGCCACCGGTAAGACCTATATACCCTCTAGGACCTATACCACCGGCAATACCTTGTAGGCCTCGTGGACCTGTGGTACCAGTAGTACCTGTAGGGCCTGTAGGGCCTGTAGGGCCTGTTGGACCTGTGCCACCGGTAAGACCTTGTAGGCCTCGTGGACCTGTGGTACCAGTAGTACCTGTAGGGCCTGTAGGGCCTGTAGGGCCTATTGGACCTGTGCCACCGGTAAGACCTATATACCCTCTAGGACCTATACCACCGGCTGGACCTGTGGCACCCGAGGGTCCTATTGGACCTATACCACCCGAGGGTCCTGTTGGACCTGTGCCACCGGTAAGACCTATATACCCTCTAGGACCTATACCACCGGCTGGACCTATACCACCGGCTGGACCTGTGGCACCCGAGGGTCCTATTGGACCTGTGCCACCGGTAAGACCTATATACCCTCTAGGACCTATACCACCGGCTGGACCTGTGGCACCCGAGGGTCCTGTTGGACCTGTGCCACCGGTAAGACCTATATACCCTCTAGGACCTATACCACCGACTGGACCTGTGGCACCCGAGGGTCCTATTGGACCTGTGGCACCCGAGGGTCCTATTGGACCTGTGCCACCCGAGGGTCCTATTGGACCTGTGCCACCCGAGGGTCCTATTGGACCTGTTGGACCATAAGGGCCTGTTGGACCTGTTGGACCATTAGGGCCTAAAGGGCCTCTTGGACCTGCACCTCCGGAGGGTCCTTGAGGACCATCACCTCCAATAGGGCCGACAGGCCCATCGAGACCACGAGGGCCTCTAGGACCCATAAATAGCCGCCACGCATAAGCACTAGCACTAGTTGACGCTGTAGCATTGGTGTCAGTATAAGTACCTATATAGGCCTTATTAACCCCAGACGTAGAAAAACCATTACCGTTAATATCATCAGCCCAAGCTAAATGTAAGTAAGTAGATACGCTGACACCATCAGTACCATCAATACCATCAATACCATCATTACCATCATTACCATCAGCACCATCAGCACCATCAGCACCATCAGCACCAACATACTTAGTCCATGTATAAGCAGAAGCACTAGTAGAGTCAGTAGAGTTACCGTCTACGTAAGTGCCTATATAGTCCTTGTTAGTGGGTGACTGACTAAATCCATTACCGTTAATATCATCGGCATAAGCTATGTGCAAATACTGTGTAGTTCCATCGATTCCGTTAATACCATCGATACCATCTGTACCATCGTCACCCTGAGCACCAGCTATTAGCTTCCATGTGTAATCAGAAGCGGTAGTAGAGTCAGTCTGAGTGAAGTCTACGTAAGTACCTATATAGTCCTTACCGCTGGGAGACTGAGAAAATCCACCACCAGATATAGTATCTGCATAAGCCACATGGAAGTATGAAGTCTGACCATTAGCACCGTCGATCCCATTAATACCATTAGTACCATCAATACCATCAATACCGTCTTCACCATCAGTACCATTAGAACCTACGTATAGAGTCCATGTGTAATCAGAAGCACTAGTAGAGTCAGTAGAGTTACCGTCTACGTAAGTGCCTATATAGTCCTTGTTAGTGGGTGACTGACTAAATCCATTACCGTTAATATCATCGGCATAAGCTATATGTAGATATTGAGAAGTTCCGTCGATTCCATTATCACCATCGATACCATCTGTACCATCTTCACCCTGAGCACCAGCTATTAGCTTCCATGTGTAATCAGAAGCGGTAGTAGAGTCAGTCTGAGTGAAGTCTACGTAAGTACCTATATAGTCCTTACCACTAGGGGACTGAGAAAATCCACCACCAGATATAGTATCTGCATAAGCCACATGGAAGTATGAAGTCTGACCATTAGCACCGTCGATCCCATTAATACCATTAGTACCATTAATACCATTAGTACCATCAATACCATCAATACCGTCTTCACCATCAGTACCATTAGAACCTACGTATAGAGTCCATGTGTAATCAGATGCGGTAGAAGAGTCAGTAGAATTACTGTCTACATAAGTACCTATAAAGTCCTTGTTAGTAGGTGATTGACTAAAGCCATTACCGTTAATATCATCAGCATAAGCTATATGTAGATATTGGGTAGTTCCGTCGATACCATTATCGCCATTAATACCATCAGCGCCATCGTCACCTTGAGCACCACGTATTAGCTGGAAAGTATAATCAGAAGCGGTAGTAGAGTCCGTCTGTGTGAAGTCTACGTATGTACCGATATAGTCCTTACCACTGGGAGACTGCGAGAAGCCAGTACCACTAGCATCATCAGCATAGGCTACATGGAAGTAAGAGGTCTGACCATTAGAACCATCAACACCGTTGATACCATTAGTACCATCAATACCATTGACACCATCAGCGCCGTCTAGACCATTAGTACCATCTTGACCATCAGCACCGTCCTCACCATCAGACCCATCAGTACCGTCAGCACCAACATATAAAGTCCATGTGTAGTCAGAGGCAGTAGAGGAGTCAGTAGAGTTACCGTCTACGTAAGTACCTATAAAGTTCTTATTCGTAGGGGACTGAGAGAACCCGTTACCGCTAACATCATCAGCATAAGCAATATGAAGATACTGTGTAGTACCATCGATTCCATTATCACCATCGATACCATCTGCACCATCTTCACCCTGAGCACCAGCTATTAGCTTCCATGTGTAATCAGAAGCGGTAGTAGAGTCAGTCTGAGTGAAGTCTACATATGTACCGATATAGTCCTTACCACTCGGAGACTGAGAGAACCCAGCACCAGCTATAGAATCAGCGTAGGCTATGTGGAAGTATGAAGTCTGACCATTAGAACCATCTACACCGTTGATACCGTTAGTACCATCAATTCCATCGACACCATCAGCGCCATCTAGTCCATTAATACCATCCTGACCGTCAACACCATCAGCACCATCAGCACCGACATACAGAGTCCATGTGTAGTCCGAGGCAGTAGAGGAGTCAGTAGAGTTACCGTCTACGTAAGTACCTATAAAGTTCTTATTCGTAGGGGACTGAGAGAACCCGTTACCATTAATATCATCAGCGTAAGCTATGTGTAGATATTGAGTAGTTCCGTCGATCCCGTTAGTACCATTGATACCATCCGTACCATCATCACCCTGAGCACCAGCTATTAGCTTCCATGTGTAATCAGAAGCAGTAGAGGAGTCAGTCTGAGTGAAGTCTACGTAAGTACCTATATAGTCCTTACCACTAGGGGACTGAGAGAACCCAGCACCAGCTACAGAATCAGCGTAGGCTATGTGGAAGTATGAAGTCTGACCATCAGCACCAGCGTCACCGTTAAGACCGTTAGTACCATCAATACCATCGACACCATTAGCGCCGTCCAGTCCATTAATACCATTGATACCATCAACACCGTTAGTACCATCAGCACCGTCAGCACCGTCAGCACCATCAGCACCATCGGCTCCATCGGCTCCATCGGCTCCATCGGCTCCATCAGTAAAGCCTGTATTAGAGTTAGGCGTAGTACATTGAAGAGTCACATCACCAGACGTAGTGCCTACGATGTTCCTGTATCTAGCGATTAT